TAACAGGTCAAGAGCTTTCTTAATCTCGAGAGTGCTGTTATTCCACCACCGATTAATGCAATTAAGCCTGTTACTGTTAAACCTAAATTTTTGACTACATATGCTAACTCTGCTGAATCATAAAAATCGTTCAATATAACTTGCAATGCATTTGAAAGCTCTTGACCTGTTATCTGTTCTCTTATTAAATCAGTTCTCGCCGCAATTTCGCTTGTTAAAGCGGCTACTTGCTCGATTTGTTTTTTAGTCAAATTCTGTGCTTCCTTCATATTAGATATATTTTGCGCAATTTGTTTAACTTCAGCTTGAACTTTGCTGGTTTGATTCTGTATCTCCGCCATATCCTTGGCGGAACTTGTCATTCCTGCCGCTAAATTCTGCATTGGAATATTAGAACCGGGTGTACTACCAGCCAACACTGCTCCGCCAGGTGTTGATGCGTCATATCTTCCAGCCAGAATTGGATTTATTCCGGCATTTCTCAAATCCTCCATCCTTCTACTGACTGCTGTATTTGACATCCTTTCCTGCCAATCTCTTGCAATCGCCGCTTGCTCATAATTTAAATCTCTAGTTTCTCTCTGGAGACTTATATTATCTTCGTTCATTGCCCTATTAGCTTGATTCTGCATATACGTACCTAGGAGGCTTGAAAAGCCTCCAAATGCAGATCCAGCTGATATACCTAATGCTCCACCAATAGCTGAGAACATAGCTAAACTCCTAAAATCTATCCATCATTCCTGGTACACCAAATAATGGCATTGGACGTGCACATCTTAAATTAAAATATGAATCGAACAATAAATCTGGTTCAGTATTAACAGCGACCACTCGATCTATGGGTGGATTTTCCTCTATAAAAGTTTGATTTAAAGTTGGTAATGAACCAAATTCTTCTGCCAAATGCCAAGCATCTAATGTTCCTGTAACACCTGACCTCATTTTTCCACTAATTTGGGATGGCTTATATCGATATTCGGCGTACCTTTCTTGATACCCGAAAGTCAAATCGTCGTTCGCAGAACCATCTGCGTATATCTCCTTATTTAAAACGGCCTGCTCGCCAATGTGGGCGAGAGCTGGCCAATAAAAATCATATCTAGTCGAGCGTGACCACGCTCTATTAATACCTTGTTGATATCTTAAATCTGCGCGAACACTAGCAATTCCCATTACAATTCCATGTTCTGTGAAACTTTTTGTAAATCCAGCTCCTTTAATACCTGCGGTTCCAAATGCAGATAAATTACCTTGCGGTGTGGTTGCATCTGTTGATGATGTTTGCGCTACTGGAGAAATATTAATAGGAGTACTAGAGCCGCCCAAAAACTCAGGCCTATAAGTAACGTCGAGGAAACGTACACCGAAATGACTATGAACCACCTCACTGTATCTGCTGCCGCTCCTCGAATCTCGTTCAAGTAATTTTTGAATCTGAAAAGACTGACGTATCTCATTTATAGTTACCGCCGTTGCATCTGTTAGATCTGCTCTAATATTTGGATAATTAGTATTATTATCATCTCGTTCAACATAAAGCCTTTGGCTAATCGAAGCCGGATCTACTAATTTTGCTTGAGTATAAGTTGTTGATGCAGTTCCATCTGTTTCATATACAGTTGGTGAAGCCACTGAAAACGTACCATTTGCTACACCTAAACCTGTTACTGGTGCTTGAGTTCCTAATGGTAAAGTAACCGCATCACCCTTCTGGGGAGCGGTTAAACAGGAAGTAAAATAATCGTGTCGCTTACCACGTCTTAATAAGCCATTTGCTCCTGATTGCGTAACATCAGTTAAAACAAAATCTGCTGAATCTATTAAGTTCTGATCTCTATACCATTCATTATAAATATGCTTATAACAGCGTGAAGGTAAATCCGAATAGGAAATACTATTGCCAATTGGCAAACCGAGATAATCTTCAAAATTTCCTACTGCTGGTGTACAAGTTCTTTGTGGAACCGTGTAATCAATACTATCTGCCGGATCAACTCTTTCTCCCATAAATTTACGGAAGTTATCCCATACCTGACGATATGGAACAAAAAAGAAATGCACATCTAGATACATATTATCCATTAACGGATGTATTGGCGTATTTAATCGTGCAAATGCATTCATATTCATATTAAAAGTGTCACCTGGCAACACTTCATCACAATATATTGGTACTAATAATCCAGCATCGAACGTTGTTGTATGTCCATGTGATCTATCAAAAGATGACCTTTGAATTTCAGCTTGAGGCGCTACACTAAAGCTGTGGTCCATTACTGTCTTCATGCTTGTTTCTCCTGTAATTGATCTTCTTCAAGCGTTTCTTGTTCTACTAAATCTTGTGTTATATGTGTCCTAACTATTCTAATGGCTTCTTGACCACTTAGAATCATTTTTGGAATATCCATTGGTTTAAATACTCCTGCCGAATCGTCAAACTCACCTACATAATAAATAGCAAAATCCTGTGGAAATTTTGCAATGTTTTCATCCTTCATAACATGATCAACAAAAGCACGTCGTGCTTGTGCATCTGATGCTAATGCAACCGGTGCTGCGTATGCTTCAACTGCTTGGTCATATACTGAATAAATTTTACGTAACATTATTTATGCCTCTTTCTGTGAATTTTCGCGTTCTTCGCGATTGAATTTGATTCTTGCCCTGTGGTAATCGGTTTGCTCTTCTGCATCGAGTGATCGATAGAGCATTCCTGCTTGTACTTTTTTAACCTTTTCTTTTGTAAATAATCTATCACGCGTGTTATCGTCTGCGCGATTATTGGCACTATCTCTACGAGCATTTTTAATACGCTGGTGAAGTTCATCGTCTAGTTCCTCTAATAACTTATCATAATATCTAGGAGGCTTTATCTTTTTCCCTCTAATATGAGTATAGTCCTTAGGGTATACATCGCCAGAAAATTCTTCAAACCATTTTGCTCCTATTCCAGGCCTTCGTGACATTGTCACATATTCAGGTTTTACCTGATATAACTCTCCTGTTTCTGTATTTATTCGCGTGTAATGATCCTCCTTTTCCTCTCCATACTTTTTCTTTACTACATATCTAGCCACATATGCCGCTGACTCGAATGTAACTGCTCCTACAGTATTAAACCCATACGGCCATAATTCTGCTAATTCTTGTGAATGATATAACCGTATCCCATCTTGCTCTTTTATTAACTCTTTACCAGAGAAATCATGACCAAAAATAATTGCATGATAATGAGGTCTCCCAAGGTCAGAAATACCATAACTCCGTTCATGTTTATAGGTACCATTGTGGTCTCCATACTCTCCGCAATGAAAAAATCGCACTTTCTTAGGTGCGATTGATTTTCTAAACCTTTTCATAAAATTTTGGAAATGCCTCACATCTAAACTGGCATCTTCTGGTAAATGTTCATCGTTATAAGTTAAAGTTATAAATGAATTGTCTTCATGAAGCTGAGCTTCGTGTACACATCTCATTGCCCATTGTCGGGACTTCTCTAACCTACATCCAATGCACTGGCCGCAAGGTAAATCTACGGCCATATCAGCAAATCCTTCCTTAGGATTGAATACTATACTTCTCTTTCCTGTCTCAGGGTTGACATGCTTAGATCGCCAACCACTGATTGGCGAATAACAAGGCATTACAGTCGTGTGCCCCCTCTCATGGGGCGTGGACGTACATTAAGTTTATGAGTGCGATCAGCCGTTCGGCCAAAGATCTTCCTGGTCTTCCGTTTGGTCTGCTTGTAACGTTTCTTCATTTTCTTCACCTTTTTCGATTGGTATCTCGATGGCAAAATAGCCATCGTTCACTAATAGATTAACTTGATATCCTAATTTTTCAAGCTTTTTACAAACCTTAACTATCTCTTCTAATGTTTCTAACATAACTATAAAGTTCCCATTATATGGTTGTTGCATAATATTCAAGACATCTGCACAAATCATGACTAACGCCCTTCGGTTGTTTAATCTCGATATGCTCGCTATTCGCTCCGCTACCGTGATTTTATCTTTTAGACACCTTACGGTGTCAGTCGGGACAGTTACATCAAGTGGGCAACTGTCCCGATGATCGCTTTTATTGCGATTCACCTTCTACCGAAGGCTTTTCCTCCTTCAGCTGTAGCTGAGTTGGGTTATTCTGAGGGGTTTCAGAAGCTATATCGGTTACCGATGTAGCTAACCCCATCTCTACTAATTTTTCAGCATTTGAGGGATCTTGCACAAACTCTAAGAATCGTGCAGGGCCATCAAATTGCTGCCTAATAGAACTTGGTAGTTCTTCATAAATAGAATTACCTTTTGCAACTACTTCCATACATTCCTGGAAGGTTGCAGCTGAGGCGAATCCATACTCGCCTCTATTTTCATTACGGTGCTCCAACGCACCGGTTTTTTGATATTTCCTTAGAATGTTATTAATATCACATTCTTTAGCTTGTGACTGCTCAGTTAATCCTTCGCCTGTTTCAACTTTCGCCGAAGCGGCGTTTTTCTTTTTTGTTTCATAATCATATGCACTAACTATATTCATTTTAATAACCTTTTAGTTTATCTAGTGGTACTGCTTCATCTTTTCCATATTTTGGCTTTCTTAATC